TCAACAGTAGGTGAACTGGCACCAGGATGCGAATGGAAAGTGAAAATACCAGAACATATGACACTAAAAGAATATATGAACTTGGTTTGCCCAGAAAGCAACCAACCGGGACTAGTGCAGTTAGTCGACACTGTACTACCCAACCCTGTCATATGTTACCATCAATGTCGCTTAAATCTTTACAATGCGATCAAAAGACAAGCACTATACGTGCAGAAACCTGAAGAAGATTTCGTCGCAACTTTCAATGATTGGTCCTATAAAGTTTGGGAAACAGAAATAAAACCAATATTGGAAGATTTCAATTATTCTTATGCCAAATGGTACAACGGTTTAACAAGATCTCAGCAACTTGAAATCGAGCCATGGCATAAAGGCGGAACGGTACCAGCAGAAAACAACTTCAACATGTTCTGTAAGTTGGAAAAACAAGAAGTTGTAATTAACAATGAAAAATGGGATTGGCCAAAGAACAGGTGTATCTCAGCACCTGAACCATATATTAAATATGTGACTGGACCGGTAATATCACAATTACAAGAATTGTATGCTAAAAACAATGTTAAAGGCTACTGCGTTGATAAGAATTGGGATGATCTAGGTAGCTTTTACAACAAGTGTATGAAAAAGGGACTTTACATGACAATTCAAGGTGATATCTCAGGTTTGGATAGATCTGTAACTAAATTTTTGTTGGAAATAAACAGACTATCCTATAGAGAAATTTCAAAGAAAGTCTATCATTGCGACCCAAGTTTATTTGAGCTATTTCTTTGCAATGATAAAACTAAGATCAATTGTAAGATGTTTGAGAAGATGGCAATGAAATTCAAAGGAATTCAAAACCTGTTAAAACTGGGACACATAAATATACAAGGGACTCGTAAATCAGGAGAGTACCCAACAACACACGGTAATACCGAACTAGTAGCAAGATTAATCAGATATGTTATGGAAGTCGTACTCAACATTCATGTTGACAACTACGAACTACTAGTAAAAGGAGATGACTTTGTAATCTTCACTGTACCAATGGATAAAGAAGAAATACGTAGAGCTTTCAAAGAAGTATTCGAAACTAAAGGAATAAATCCAGATGGTAAGTGTAAGTACAAGTCAGGAACAGCTTTAAAGTTCTTAAAATTCGGTACAATCTTTGACACTGATTTCTGTTCAACAGAAACATTTTATTGCAAAGATTGTAAAACTCATAGAGTAACAAGAAAGTTACAAAGGTATTACACGTTAACACCATTTTCGAGAAATCTCAATTCAGCTTCAATTAAGGAAATCTCAAATTACAAGCAAGCTTTATATGAAGCAGATTTAAAATGGTCTGACAATTTAGAATTGTTTCAATGCTATGGTGAAAAATTCAAGTCAGAAGTGTACCCGATTAAAAAGAAAGCCGGGAAAAAGAAAGAAATAATACCATTAGAAGATGGTAGTCCAGGAACCGGTGATGATAAATTCGATGAATTCCGTAAAAAGTTTGGAAATGTTGCAGGATTAAAAGACATATACTTCTCATATAGCCTTCATCCTCAGAACAGACCACAAAAATGTTGTAATTACTGGCATAAAAAGATCTGTTCTATCAAATTTGGTTGGACAATGGAGGAAATTGAAATAATAATTGATGGTATAAGAAACAAAAAGGACGTTAGCGACATCCTAAAGCGTGGTTTTGACCATAACGATAAGATATACGAAGCAGATTATTCGTTTTATTATGATCAA